TTTATTGCCGTGATGTTTACGAACATGGTTCTCAATAGCAGTAGCTGCATGATGGCTGTGATGACCACCCATACCACCACCATATCCTTGGTCAGCACTATATGAGTGTTGTGCGTGTTTATGCCATAGAGAAGAAAGACTCATTTTATCCATTTTGCCTTCTGTCAGTTCTTCAACAGATTCGGTAGCCATTTCCAATTCTTCTTCTTCATGTTCTTCAGGGAAAAGGCTCTGTGCTACATTTTGTTTGTGTGCTTGAATATGTGCATTAACTCTGTCGTGGATAGAGGCATACAAGGCATCACGCATTGCCTTGGCATCGTCATTCATTGCATAATCTATAATTGCTCTTGTGTCCATGTTATTCTCCTTAATGAATCCTATTTATAATATTCTTTTAAGCTTACCAAAGGTTGTTTCTTCAGACTTGGTTTTGGCTTTGGCTGCCGCTGCAGTTGTCTTAACTTCTTGGTCTGCTGCCGCTTGAGCTGCTTCTACATCATCTGGATGTTGTGGTTGTTGTGGTATATCGGATGCCATCATTTGACCAGCAACATTATTCATAATTTCAACTGGTAAACCAAGTCCTTCTTGTTTTTCTTTATCAATTTGTTTTTGCATTTCAGCAATACTATTGTCATCAAGACGCAATACATTCTTTTGAATCCATTTTTGTGAGAAATAACGTCCTGTATAAGCATCAATTTCACCAAGGAGAGACAATCTTTCTCTCATCAACTCGGCATCTTTGAGTTCGGTGAAATTGTTATCTTTGATAAAGTTATAATAAATGTTTTCTTTGAATAGTTCCCATTCTTCAGCAGTACAAATACCTTTCAGTACACATTGTGCTCTCAAGGCTTGGTCAAATACATCCGCAAATTTATTACGGAGTCTATCTACAAACTTACTGAATTTTAATTCATCACGGGTAACTTCAGATACTCTACCTAAAGAGAAGCCTTGATTAGGTTCCAAACGAGAGATTGGTACACTCAATGACTTATACAACTTACGTTCAAAGTACTTAACGTCTTCCAACTCACCTAGATTTTGACCACCAGGTAATGTTGTAATTTCTGTGCCTTTACCACCTTCACGGCGTGGTAACCAAAAGTCTTCCATCATTGATAAGAACTTACGGTCATCTCTGACTTCACCTGTGTTGGCATCATACACCAACTTGTTCTTGTACTTAACCATGATGTCACGCAGGTATTGTTCAGCCTTTAGTTTAGGCAAGTTACCTACGTCAATGTAGAAGATCCTACGTTCTGGTGCTCTTGAGATACGATAGATAACTGTCGCATCTTCAATCATACGCAACTGATTTAATGGCTTTATAGCCTTATGCAAATATGATAGAACCACCGCTCTACGGGAATCCATGAGGCCGGAAACAACTGAAATAATGGAATCAGTAGTGATACGAACACCAACAGGACCAAAATTGCTAGAAGCACCAGTAGTGACTTTATCATTGTAAATATAGTATTCATTAATCACATCCATAACATCAACGCCTGTGCGTTCGTCTTTTTTCTTTTTAATCTCACGAACTTTACGAAGTTTGCGTGGATCAATGTATCTGAGTTCTTTGATACCTTGAGTTGGATTTTCTTTATCAATAATGATATGGTAGTACATCTTGCCGTCAATATAGTATCTACGGAAGATATCTTGTGCCATGTTGTTATAGTTCAACAACTTTAGAATGGTTTGAAACTCTGCTCGAATAGCTTTTTTAATCTTTTCAGATTCATTTAGATTATCCAATACGATATCAATAATCTTACCATCGTCATCTTGACAAATAGCTTCGTTAACGATATCGTCAATTGCCGATTCGATTTCTGGTTGCATTGCCATCTCACGATAACGAGAGATTAATTCAACCTCATTCTTTGCTGTACCATCTAAGTCAACATATGTACCATAGTAGGCTGCTGAAGTTATCGTCAGAGCACCATCGTCATTCGTTGGTGGCGAAAACGACTGTTGTACGGCCTGTTCTGCCTCGTTCTTGTCACGAGAGATAGAAAAACCGAAAAGAGAAAACTTGTTTATAGCTGCCATATTTTTTTAAAATCCAATTCAAGTAACCATAAAAGAGGAGCCGAAGCTCCTCTGTAAAAAATAATAAAATTAAGTTGTGATGTTAGCCGCTTCCCAGTATTGGAATGCAAATGTTACTGCATATTCTTCAATAGAATCATTTGATCCCCAATCCAAATCGATAGCAGCCAAATCAACTGGAAACATACCAACAAAATTATATGATTTGATTGGATTTCCACCTGCTTTGCCGTATTGATTTACAACAGCATCAACAGAATAACCTGTTGGTGATACAGCAGTTGCAGCACGGACGTTACCAGCATGACTGTTCAATTGATTCATCCAATTTTCTAGACTGTTACGAATCAAGAAATCTTCATCGTTGATAATTGTTAAAGTCCAGTCTGTAAAGGTTCTGTTACCAACAAACTTTAGTTCACGACCAAAGTATGGTACAGTAACATTACCAACAGTAGAACCTGGTAATTGTGCTGACTTGGCCATAAAGGTTGTTTTTTGGCCAGCGGCTGAACCGTTTGTAACGGTTGTCGGAAAATTTAAAGAAACTGAAAACAGATTGGGACGAGCACCTTCCCCAATCAGATTCGCTCTAAATTCTGCTACATTAAATGCCATTTTATTCTCCTAGTATTAACTGTATTTATTAAGCAGCGTTGACGATAGTATTAAAGTCAACACCTGTTCCAACAGCAACAAAATTCAATTGAATGTAATTGATAGAACGAGCAGGTTTAATGTAGATATCACCAACAAATTGATTAGAATCTACAACTTGTGGTGTATTGTTTGTTGTATCACAAACTACTTTAAAGTCTGTAATACCACGGCGACCTTGAACATCTCTCAAGAAAGGTGTTACCAAAGCAACAAATTGACCTCTTGTAAACTCATCATTCAATTCAAACAATGAGAATTTAGCGGCAGTGCTGATTGATTTTTCTAAAGCAATAAACAATCTACGAACATTGATTCTATCAAAAGCGGATGGTTTAGCTTGTAGAGTTTTGTCTCCAAACAATACTGTACCTTGACCAGCAAACGATACAACAGGATTTACACCAGCTGCATATAATGTGTCACGATATGTTTTTGTTGGATTCCATGCCAACTTGATACAATTTTTGATTGCACCACGGTTAAAACCAGCAGGCGAGAACCATGGATCTTTAACTGTATCTGTATACACACATAAACCACCAATGTCACCATTCAATGGTACCCAGCGATAAACATTATTGTATTTGTCTAATTGATATTTCCAACCAGAATCAGCGACAACATATGAAGATGAACGGCTTAATGAAACTAACCATGTTTGAATGTTTGTAGTTTCGGAACCTGACTGATTAACAACTGCTGTTTTAGGCGGAGAAATCAAAGCAATACAATCTGTTCTTGGTGTAACCACATTGTCAATAACAAATTGTTGTGTTGCTATTGATGCATCTCCTGTCAATACTAGAGAAATATCAATTTGTTCTTTGTTTTCAAATAGTGTATAAGCTGATTCTAAATCAGCATTTTCTGGAGCAACATTTGTACCGCCAGATAAAGGTATTAGTTGATTCGATAAAATTCTAGAAAAATTAGTATTAGATGTAGAACCCCATGTAGTATTAGTGTTTGCATAATCAACAGGATCAACAGCGTAAATATATTTAGAGTTATTAAAAATAACTTGTTTATAATAATTTGTTGTACCATTTACTGAAGCATCAGAAGCTTTAGATACAAATGGGAATGTTTCTAAAATTGTACCTTGTGTTCCTGTGAACAAACCGCCAGTATCTACAACTGCAATGTGTAATTCATCAGATGAACCGCCGGCTTTAGAAACAAAATCGGAAGTACCTGGAGCACTAGTGAAATAACCTTTGTATGTCCATGTGTTGAATGTTGTTGTATTAGCACAAACAGCTACAGACAAAGAATTTCCTAAATTTCCTGGATATCTGGCCATAAAAGGACCATAAAGATTTGAATTGTTTGAATTTAAATAGCTACTTTCAAATATACTTTCGTTTGCAACTTGAATATTTGTTTGACCAGTATTAGCAACAGCGTTGTATGTGCCTGTTCCAACAGCACGGACAATAGTCAAATTGTTACCGTATGCCAAGAAATTGGCTGCTGTGAAGAAAGAAACTGCTGAATTGTCATCTGGTTTGCCAAATGTTTTTGCTAAAGTAATTTCGCTGTCTACTAAGACTAATTTGTTTACTGGACCCCAAACGAATGTTCCAGCAAATGCACCAGCAGTCGTTAGAACTGAAGGTACGACTGTTGTTAAGTCTACTTCAGATACAAGAACGCCTGGAGAGATTTGAAATGCCATTTTATTCTCCTTGAATTATTATGTGTTTTGGCAGTTAATACCATGAGGATATTTATGATTCACGGTTTTTACATTACTTATGTAAACTTCTGAAGTATCCTGAGTATACATCTTCAGAACCAGCCATTTCCCAAACGTCGCCACCTTCTACAATTAACGGATTGTCCAATCCATCTTCAATAATCATTGAAGGTAATGTCTCATCGTCTTCTTGGTTCATGGTTTGTAACTGTAATTGTTTTCTCAAATCGTGGTTAACGATTTCTCTAAAGTACTTTTGAGTGGCTGCCCAAGCAAATAGTACTAAAGTCATTACGATATCATCATTGGCACCTTCTTCAGCTGCAAATGATGTCTTATCGGCCACAAACGTGGTCAATTCTGAATAGGTATCAAAATCACAGATTTCTAGTTTATCGGTTTCAATCAATGTTTTTAGGTTGGAACAACCAATTCTCTTGGTTGCTGGTGACATTTTAAGACCCATCTGTGTTCCACGTTGGAAACCAGCAGACAGTTGTTGTGCTTTTTTGTTACCAGTAAACACTTTAAGTAGGTTTTCATACTCTAGATCAGCATGTAATGTCATTGCCACTTCAGGATTGTTATTGATTTCTACTAAAACGTAAGCATCATTGTAGTATCTGGCTGCATTATAGATGACTGTTGGGAAGAGAATTGGTGAAATAGATGAACTCTTGTACACCGCCACCTGTTTGTATGGTGTTTCTGATATATCAAACACAGTAAAGGCTGATGAGTCTAAGTTTTTACCTTCAGAAACGTCAACGGCAATGGCATAAAGATGGTCTTTGAGGTTCTTTTCACCATCTTCTTTGATAGGATACTCATAGATTTTAAGTAAGTCATGGTTAGCAATAGGTTCTCGGTACACCAAACTCTGTAACTTGATACCAGAAATGAGCGTGTTTGAAGAACCCAAGAACATGGTTTCAAACTCTTGTTGGAATTGCCTCAATGAGGTATTCCTAATCGTCTGTTCTTTCCATGCCTCATCTCTGCCTGGTAACATAGACCAATGAATTTCAAAAGGAATGTAATCGGACTTCTTATTAACCGCATCAGACCACAACTTATAGAACAAATTCATTCCATTTGGAGTAGAAACGATAATAATCTTTGTGGTTTTACCAGATGAGATAACAGGATAAACTGAGTTAAAAAACTCATGTGCCATGTTGGCTGGAACAAAAGCAAACTCATCTAAGAATACAATGTTAAATGATCCTCCACGAACAGCAGAACTGGATGTAGATGCAGCAATCAGTTTAGAACCGTTCTCTAACTCTACATTACCTTTGTTCCATGTGATTACACCTTGTTGTAACCATTGCGGTAGATTCTCATAAGCCAATTGATACTTAGCTAGAATGTCACGAGCCAAAGAACCTTTGTTCGCCAAAATGGCTACGTTCTGTGATTCAGAGAATAGTGTAGCATGAAGGAGATATGCTACCGTGGTGGTAGTTTTACCCACCTGACGAGGACATTTAGTGATAACAAAACGATTGTTTTGAAATAACTCCAACATTTCTTTTTGAAAGTCCCACATCTTAAATGGTATCAGACCTTCGTCAACGTTGACAATCTTCATATAAGTCACGGCAAAATAAGTGGCATCACCAGCACATTTGATATACTCATCAATCTGTTCTTGTGTGTAACTTACCTCAACACCGGCTCTTTTGAGCAAGGGGTTATCCCTATAAGACGATTTATCTAGCATTTTTATACCAATTCATAAAATTACCTAAACTCATTTCTTTTCTGTCTTTCAACCTACAAACAACTTTTGGCTTTGGTTTTCTTAATTTTTGCTTGTGTTCTTCTGTTTTTGGCTTACTTAGTTTATTTTTTATTTCTTCAGCTTTTTCTTTGCCATGTAGGTCTTCATAAGAGCGACCAATTAAAGACAATCTTCTTTTCTTTTTTGTTTCTTCCGAATTTTTTTTGCCAAAATGTGGTGAAAGTTCGCCTCTTTTTCCATACATAGGATTTTTTTCACCACTTTTCCACATAGGATTTTTTTCACCCATCATTTTTCTTTTTTGTACATGTTCAGGTGTTTGTTTTTTTCCTTTTGTGGCCAAAGATTGTGTTAGTTTTATTATTTCTTCTTTACCTATAGATCCGGATATTGCTTTCCATGCAACATAATCTTGCCATCGGCCATAAGTTTCGTATAGAATACGATGAGCTTCGGCATGTTCTTCTACGGTTAATTTGATTAAATTTGAAGGATCATTTGTTCCGCCAGCATGACGGGGTATAATATGGTGTGTATAATAAATAGGCATAGCTGACATTCCTTTACAATGTTAGAGTAGGTGCAGACTGCAATCTGGCGACCTACACCTATTTATCTTAATTTGCCTTTTAGAAGTTTATTAAGCTCATTCGTACTTCCTACAAATATAGCCTTATCAATTGTGGTACCAGAATCTTTCTTTCTGCCTTCAATCTCACGCATCTCTTTTTGAATCTTCAGAAGTCTATCATTGGCTTCAGTCATGTTCTTTAATAAGGTGGCATAGACCTCAAAAGCTCTTGGGTGTTGGCCTGCTTTGGCAATTTGGAGTATTTCTTCCATGGCATCTTTGCCTGAATCAATAATCTCTTGGATGTTTTCTTTGGATTGTTGATACGCATCCACCAAGTCTTGTTTTTCATCACTTGGTGGATTGTAATGGGTTGTAACAACCGGTTGAGGCTTCTTGACCTGTTCAACCGGTGTTACATCAAATACTTCCGACATTTTTTTATCAAAATCATTCATAGTAATTTTTATATGTTATTGAATGTAAACTATTGTGTCAGTAGCAAAACCAGAATTACTAGAGTTTATTATTATCAATAAATTCATTCCACCTCCACCTGCATTATCTGTCACGCTTATAATTGTTGCACTATGGCCACTGCCATCTGAAACGGTTTGTCCAGCGGTAGGTCTTGCTTGTGTTGTATTATATCCGCCCCATTGCCAAGGTATAGAAATTGAGGTATCACCATATTGTTGAGTTGTCCATCCGAATGGATTATCACCAGATGCTAAACCACTCCAAGTGGTGTAAGGAGTTCCTGGAGGTGTTGTAACTAGATAATCACGACCAGGTTCTAAGAAGAACTTAACTTGGCCTGATGTAATTGGTTGAATATTCATACCATCACCAGCTTGTGTCAACTGTAATGGTGTTGAAGGTGTTGTGAAGTCGCCTGTATAAACACCAACACCAACAGTCCAACGCATATCAGTTATGTAACCACCAAAATATTCTGATGTCAATGCACCGGCTTTACCTGCAAGGAATAAAGTTTGACCGGTCGTATCGACCGAAGTAAACGAGAATGTACTTCCTTGGTGAACGCCATCTTGATAAACAGTAACTATACCGCCTACAGAAGAGATAGCAAAATGGTGCCAAGCATCTCTTCTCGTTACAGAATAGATATTATGGTAAGTTGAATTTTCTTGAATGTAGAATGTTCCTGGTTCTCCACCTTCCATACTAACACCCATTAAATTATTACCAACACAGAAAGGCCTTGGGAAATTGTTTGGAATAGTTTCTTTTTGGAACCATTCAATTGTCCAATCTGTTCCTAATGATAAATTGGAAGCGTTATATTGCAGACGACTTTGTGTACCTTCAAAAAAGTAACTTTGTAATCCAGCAAAAGGCGATTCTGATGAAACTGTTGGTGCATAAGGATCAACTACTTGTGATTTTAGTGTAATACCGCCTGTGATTATTGTTCCGCCTGTGATTGTTAAAGCCATTTTATTTCCTCTTAGTTTGGATATTCCGTTACTACTGTGTTATATGTATAATTGTTTGCTGGCGTAGCGTTAGTTGGATTAGGTGTCGTAACAATCTCAACAAATTTTGGATTCACAACAGCATATGAATCAAATGTATAATTTGAATTAGATTGTGATGAATAGATTGGTTTGCCAGAAACAAAATTACCATTGATGTTTGTTAATGTCAAATGATTGTTATTGAACTCAACAACCTTAGCCGTTGCCGTTGCAGTAGAATGTGAATATCCTTGATAAACAACTTCACCCATCTGATATGTTCCAATACCTGGAGCTTTCATTTTAAAAACAACTTGGTCTGTTGGTGAAATATCATTCAGAATATTTGTGATTGATGTTCTTATCAATGCAATATTGTCTGATACAGCACCAAAAATAAATCCTTTAACTGTAAAGTTTAAAGTCCAAACAATAACTCTAGTATCTTTTTCTCTATCACCTTCAAAATCTACAGGCATATCTACATTCTTTAATATGACCGGTATTTCTTTAACGATTCCCATTTCAGGAATTAAATTAATTTTAATTGTATAATCTGGTGTAAAATATGGAATGATATGTTCAATTAGCTGTGTACCATCTTCAATGTTTCTTACATAAATGTATAGAGAAAAATCCATATCATATGGAACAGGATTGTATTGAGCAGCAACACCACCGCCAGATTGTTTGGCAAAAGCTTTGATGTTTGTGTTTTGTTTTCTAGTAGCATCATAAGACATGCCAGACATTTGAAAAGACATTCTAGGTAATGTAATCTGGACTTTTTTATCCAAATTGTAATCACCTTCTAGACGCATCACATAGTCTTCTTTGTCCGCATAGGCAATAGGAACAACAAATCGTTCCGCTTCCGTCAAATCTGGATTATAACGAACAAGAGTAATGTTGTCAAATAGATTACCAAATCCAACAACGATCTTTCGAATAACACGGTTATAAAATATATTGGCCATTAGATACTTCCAAATGGATTGTTTTCTGTTGAATCAAGTATGTCACCAGCTTGAACATTGATGTATTGGTTATCATACACTTCTTTAGCTGCTGGGTTATTCAATGGATCATATGTTGATATGACAAATCTAGCATTACTTTGAGCACCAATAACCTCACGATTATCAATAAATTCACCAGAAATATTTGTGAGTGACAAGGTGTTGGCGTGTGGTAACCAAGATGATACGATACCCACACTTGTAGCATTGTTTTGTGTTCCATCGGGTGATTGGAAAGCAATTTCTTTCAACACATAATTGTTAGCATTACCTGTTGTAGTTGTGAAATGTATTGTGTATGCCGAATCTGAAACAATAGCATCAATATCGGCATCACCAGTTTGAATAACTTCTTGTGAGTAACGGAATTTCTCCAGTTCCAATTCGTAGAAATATGGAACCTGACGGCCTAACATAAAGAAATCTTTGGTTTGATTGACAAATTTAATCTCATACAATTCACCAGTACCATTTAGAAATGGAATGTACATCAAGTCACCTTCACGAGGCCTTGTAAATCTATCTTGTGGTACTCTTTGTGAGAAAGACCTTTTAGACATGATGACAGAAACTTGGTTCTTAATTTCTAAGCCAAACTTAGAGAAGAACTCTTTCTCACCACCATATTCTGTTGCATTTGTAGAGTAGATTTCAATCGTAAACGCTGATTCAAACCTACGAACAGGATCTTCACCATACAGTAAATCTCTGGCTGCATCATTATCGTTGGGTAAATAGAATACATCTACACCCATGATTTTAATAGACTCAACAATAATGTCTTCAATGAGTCTCTGCTCACCTTTATTGCTGTATAACGAAAAATATTGTGAAGTTGCCATATTAGTTTAGGAAAAATTCCAATGGTGCTCCGTATTGTGTTTCCATCTCCGAATGTAACTTATCAATTTCTTGAACCGCTTCATTGAAAATGGTATCACCATTGAGAGTTACACCACCTGGCAATTGTAGGTTATTGAACTTCTTGAGGTTGGATCCCCATGAACGTTTGATGAGAGCCGTGGCATATTCTTTCAACCAACGGTCATTCCAAACCTTAGTGTATACATCAGGATTAATATTGGCATAACATTCGGCAACAACAATAGTTCCTACTGGTGCTTCTGAGTAACCCCAAGCCCAATCAATGTAGAGTCTCTGCATATGTCTTTGAAAACGAATTGGAACTTCACCAGTGAACATTAACTCCAAAGAACGTAGATGTTGTTGAGTTAAAGTATAGTTGATATAGGATGCGGAGGTGAAGTCATACAACTCATTCAGACGGAGTTGGTATCTGAGGTCAAACATATTGACACCAGCTTGAGAATCGGTAACTGGAAAGATTCTAGGCACACCAATAATTTCCATTGGATTACCCTGAGCATCTTTAGCTTCTGATAAGTCTAGGTATTTTTGGTCTACATCACCCATCATATACGATACCACATTGGCACCAGTTGGTACTATATTGCCACTCTGATCGTAATATGATATACCTTCACCTGCCGTAAAGGCTTGATTTCCCATAACTGAAATCATAGTATTGTTGGCACCTTGAAAACCACCAACTTTGAGTAATGCTAATGAACCTGATGTAGCACCAATGAATGTTCCGTTGGCTGCTGTTCCGTTGTATATACCTGAGATGTCTATATCAGAAACGATTTGTGAACCAGTGACCGCTTTGATGTAATAAACTTTTTGTAGTCCATCGAAATGGTAGTCTTGCCAGTATTGAAGAGCATCGTCAATACGGTCTTCTACTTGGTCATCATCTACGTTAATTTCGATGACAGGAAAACCCAGTCTACG